AACCCGAAGCTTTCGACGCCGGTTCAACTTGACCTGCGCCTCGTTGAGGCCGACCAAGTTTGCACACCTGACCTTTCCTCCTTCGGCGCGAACGCTGTCGATGGTATTGTGTTTGATGATGTCGGTAATCCGATAGAGTATCACATACTTAAGACCCACCCCGGCGACCTAACAAACCGCTCGCTCGAGTACGACCGTGTTCCCGCGGAATCCGTTCTTCACTGGTTCCGCGTTGACCGCCCAGGGCAAGCCCGGGGTGTTCCCGATATTCTGCCAGCGTTACCGCTTTTCGCGCAACTAAGGCGATATACTCTCGCGGTCATCGCCGCAGCCGAGACAGCTGCCGACTTCGCTGGGATTCTCTATACGGACGCCCCCGCCGGCGGCGAGGCGGACGAGGCCATACCGTTCGAGCCGGTAGAACTCGAGAAGCGAGCGCTCGTCGTCGTCCCCGGCGGCTGGAAGATGTCGCAATTACAGGCGGAACAACCGACGACGACTTACGCCGAGTTTAAACGTGAAATACTTAACGAGATAGCCAGATGCCTAAACATGCCATTCAATGTCGCAGCGTGTAACTCTTCTGGCTACAACTACGCTTCGGGGAGACTCGACCACCAGACCTACTGGAAGGCAATTCGCGTTGAACAGTCGCATTTAGAAATCGCGGTCCTCGACCGCATCCTCGCCGCCTGGCTCGACGAGGCAGCTTTGATTCCCAACTTTCTGCCTCCTGGCCTCGGGCCGATTGGAGACTGGCCGCACCAATGGTTCTGGGACGGTCACGAGCACGTTGATCCGGCAAAGGAGGCGAACGCCCAGGCGACCCGCCTGAGCAACCACACGACGACCCTAGCGGACGAGTACGCGAAGCGCGGGCTTGATTGGGAGAGCGCCTTGCGCCAGCGGGCGAAGGAGATTGCGCTAATGAAGGAGTTAGGCTTAACTTCAACACAAGTCCAACCGTTACTAGAGGAGACTAACGACGATGAAGACTAACCGTCAGCTCAACCTAACCGCTACCGCGACGATCGAGTCGCCAACGGAAGGCTCCGATAAGGGGCTGCCTCGCTTCCGCATGGTCGCCTACACTGGAGGGGCGATGTGGCTGGAGGAGTGGGAGCACCCGGTCGTCGTGGACCTGGCAGGCTTAGATTTGGGTCGATTGCCGAAGCCGGTTTTTTTGGAACACCAGCGGGACGTGGATTTCGTATTGGGCCAAACCGATTCTGTTACGGTAGTGGATAATCAGCTCGTTGTCACTGGTCACATCTTAGGCGAGTCACCTAAAGCCCAACAAGTTCTTTCCCTCGCTCGTAAGGGCTTCCCCTGGCAGGCGTCGATCGGGGCTAGAACCGAACAGGTCGAGTTTGTCCCGGAAGGGGAAACCGTGCAAGTCAACGGTCAGGAGTTCGTCGGCCCCGTCGAGATCGTTCGGCGGGCGGTTTTAGGGGAGGTAAGCTTTGTAGCTCTTGCTGCGGATGACAGTACATCTGTTCAGATCGCTGCACAGCGAAAGCGGCGTGAGGATATGAACGTACACAATTCAGCGACGCGTGCCGCTGCGGCCGAGGCTAGGCGGATCGCAGTTATTCGGAAGATTTGCGACGGGTTTAGTGAAATCGAGACCCGGGCTATCGAGGAAGGCTGGGACGTGGATCGTACAGCCCTTGCGGTGTTGCGAGCGTCGCGCCCGCAAGGGCCGGCGATCGCTCGCAACACCGCCGGTCGCTTCTCGACGGCGCAGCTTCTTGAAGCCGCTCTAGCCTTGACGCGGCCACAGATGCGGCCGGAGAAGCACTACCCAGCCGACCTTTTGCAGGCAGCGGAAGATCAGTTTGGGCGAAGGATGCGGCTTCGGCACCTAATTTACTTAGTAGCTCAGGCCAACGGCTATAATGGTAGATCCTACATCGATGCAAGCAACCTTCGAGACGCTCTTTATTACGCTTGGACCGTGCCGCAACAGACCTTAAGAGCCGGGGCCAGTACCTTATCGTTACCGGGTATCCTTTCAAACCTTGTCAACAAGGAGCTTCTCGAGGCCTACCAAGAACAGGACCAGACCTGGCGAGAAATTGCAACTATACATTCGGTCAGCGATTTCAAGACGGTCACCAGCTACCGGTTGCTGGACAACATGGAGTACGAGGAGGTTGCGCCGGACGGCGAGCTCAAGCACGGCACCGTTTCGGAAGAGGCCTATACTCGGCAGGCACGAACCTACGGCAAGATATTTGTTCTAACTCGAAGCCAAATCATCGACGACGACCTAGGGGCGTTCGACGATATTCGCGCTCGGTTGGGCGCTGGGGCGGCAAGGAAATTTAATAGCGTCTTCTGGGCCACGTTCCTGAACAACAGCACCTTCTTCACGGCCGCGCGCGGCAACTACATCTCTGGCGCGGATACAGAGCTTACGGATGACGGCGTGGGGTTGCAGAGGGGGATTACGGCGTTTCGCAAGCTAAAAAGCCCGGACAAGAAGCGGATCGGTGGGGCGCCGACCATCCTTCTAGTTCCACCGGAATTACAGTTCGTCGCCCAGATGTTGTACCAAAGCACCACTGATGTGTCCGGAACCGCAAACATCCACGCAGGTCGTTACCGTCCCGTCGTCTCCGACTGGTTGAGCGACCCCGAGTTCGCGGGATCGAGCGCTAAGGCGTGGTACCTTTTCCGTGACCCCGCTGTTCTCGCTCCCGTGGCAGTTAGCTTTCTCGATGGCATTCAGACTCCGACAGTGGAGGCGGCGGACCTGGATTTCAGTCGACTCGGCATCCAGTTCCGCGGCTACTTCGACTTCGGTGTTGATCTAGCTGAGCCGCTCGCTGGTGTGAAGGTAAAAGGTGAGGCTTAATCTGGAGGACCAGTATGTCACGAGCAATCTTCGTTCAAGATGGTGGGGCTGTGGATTACACCCCAACGGCCGACGTTACAGCCGGAGACGTAATCGTGCAGGGTGACCTGGTAGCCGTGGCCAAGCTCGATATCAAGGCCGGAAAGCTCGGCTCGCTGGCCGTTGAAGGCGTCTTCGACTTTCCGAAGGCGACCGGGACCGGGACCGCTTTGGCTGTCGGGACGGTAGTGTACTGGAACAACACTACTAAAGTCGCTACGTCCTCGGCTACCGGCAACAAGCTTCTCGGAAAGGTCGTCCGGGCTGCCTCTGATAGCGATGCTAAGGTTCGCGTTCGCTTGAGTCAGTGAGGTGGTCATGCCTGATCTTTTGCAGACCGGCTCCGACTGGCTGACTGACCAACTTAAGGCTCACGCCTCGCGGCCGGTCGTTTACCAGCGCGGTACTGAGCAGGTTACAGTGCAGGCCACGGTCGGCCGGACGCTCTTAAAGCTCGACGACGGCTACGGCGGCGTGCGGATGGAATGGACCGACCGTGATTTCCTCGTTCACGCGTCGGACCTCGTGTTGGGGGGATCCCAGACGTTGCCGGAACGGGGAGACCTGATCCGCGAGATGCAGGGAGGCAAGACCTTTGTTTACGAAGTCCTGGCCCCAGGCAAGGAACCAGCGTGGAGGTGGTCCGACCCGTTTCGTAAGGTACTAAGGATCCATACGAAACTAGTGGGAGTCGAGTAATGTCGGCGACGATCCTCGAAATTGCCGACGCCGTCGTCGAGCAACTGAACGCCACCGCGTTCAGCCAGCCACTGACAGCCATAAGACACTATCAGCCGCGGTTCGAGCTTTCGGAGATGGGCGAATTGAAAGTTAGCGTCGTGCCGCGCTCGATGTCTAGTAAGGGTCTAGACCGCAACCGCGACAGCTTCGATTACCAGATCGACGTGGCGGTGCAACGCAAGATCGAGCCGACGAAGGAAAACCTTGACACGCTCATGACACTAGTCGAGGAGATCGCCGACCATTTCCGCTCGCACCCACTGGCTGGCTTTCCGCAGGCCCGCTGTGTTGAAGTGGCCAACGAACCGGTCTACGCGACCGAACACCTGGAGGAGTTTCACCAGTTTACGAGCGTCCTTACGCTGACCTTTCGCGTGTGGAGGTGAGCCGTGATCGCCATGACCTTCCAGGCCGCCAAGGGCGGTTTCTTCGACCGGGAGAAAGTTCGCCGTTCGGTGGACGCCGCTACGCGGAAGGTGTTGTCGAAGTTCGGCGCCTTCGTGCGGCAGCGGGCCAGGAGTTCGATCCGCCAGCGTAAGGGCACCAGTCCGCCGGGGCAGCCGCCGTATTCGCACGTGGGCCTCTTGCGGAAGTTCATCCTGTTCGCCTACGACCCGGATCGCAAGAGCGTTGTGATCGGTCCGACTCTTCTCCGTGAGGGCTCGCAGGCCCCGCGGCTGCTCGAACACGGCGGCGCGGCGG